CCGGGGGCTTCTGCCCAGAACCTTAACGAAGATTTGGTGCCTGTTCGATCAGAAGATTTGATCGCTCGATTAGACGAGGCGTATCCCGCTAGATGCAAGTCACTGAACGAGAGTGAAGAGGAGCATCAGCGATACGCTGGTATCCGCACACTGATCGATGAACTGATTGGTTTGCTCGAAGAGCAGAATCAGGCGACCGACTGATGGCACACGTCAGACAGTCCGTTTTGTCTGATGCTCTTGAACTTGCACCGATCCTCAGACAAGCCGATCTCGATGAACTAGCAGCGACCAGAGACAACGATCCGTTGTTTGCTTTGGTCTATCCGTTCACAGACCCAACATCACAACGCTACTCAATGATTGGTGATGACGATGAGGTCGTCGGGATGTTCGGCGTTAATGCCGAGGGTGCAGTTTGGATGCTTTCGTCAGACCTTCTGTACGAAAGGTACAAACGCCAGTTCATCATCGAGGCTCGTTACTGGATCGAAATACTCCAAGGGCCGCATGACCTCATCTTTAATTATGTAGACACGCGGAATCGAACAGCAATCCGCTGGCTTCGATTTTGCGGGTTCACAGTTCAAGAACCGACGGTTCCGTATGGACCGGACGGTCTCCCCTTTCATTTATTATTCAGACATAGAAGGAACACATAATGTGTATGTCAGCGCCAAAGTCTCCACCGCCGCCTCCGCCGCCTCCGCCGCCGCCTCCGGCCCCTACTCCACCGGCTGCGTCGGCCTCAAATTTACCGAAGGCTGACGCTTACACAGATGCCAAGCAGAAGAAGAAAAACGCGACTTCGGTGCGCTCGACTCTTCAGATTCCGCTGACCAGTTCGTCCAGTGGCTCTGGTGTCAACACGAATAAATGATGGCAAATTACGAAAGCGTTTCGGCAAGATACGAAGCACTTCGCAGAAAGCGCGACCCGTTCCTTCGCCGCGCTCGCGAATGTGCCGAGTTGACAATACCATCGCTGATGCCGCCGGAAGGCCACTCGGACGCTACTCTTCTACCAGAGCCGTTCCAGGGTCTTGGCGCTAGGGCTGTCGTCTCCCTTGCTTCGCGTCTTATGGTGGCGATGTACCCACCGGGAAAACCGTCGTTTCGTTTAGATATACCGCCCGAAGTCCGCATTCAGCAGGGTTCGATGGATATCGAGACAGACGTTGAGCAAGGCTTGATACTGTCTGAAAAGCTAATCCAGTCAGAGATCGAGCGGAAAGAATGGCGACCGGCTACCAATCTGGTTCTTCAATACCTGATCGTCACCGGCAATGCGCTTGAGGTCATGCAGCCAGACAATACAATTCGGGTGTTTAGGCTCGACCAGTACGTTGTCAGTCGTGACATGCAGAGCAATGTTCGTGAGATTATCACGGAAGAGTATCTAGCGCCTGAGAGCCTACCCGACAACATCAAGCCAATGGTGTCAGCGGAAGACTACAGTGGTGATCGTGTACAAATCCTGACCCACATTCAGCTTGAAAACGATGGGACTTACTCTGGTTATCAAGAGGTCAACAAAAAGAAAGTCCCCGGTTCTGACGGAGTATACGACCGCCTCCCGTACAACGCCTTAGTCTGGACCAACGTCATTGGTGAGGATTACGGGCGCGGAAAAGTCGAAGAGCATCTTCCTGATTTCCGTGCCGTCGATTCACTGTCCAAAGCGATGCTTGATGGCGCGGCGATGGCCTCTCGAAACGTCACGATGATCCGGCCTAATGCTGCTGGTGGTCTGAACCTTCGACGGCGACTGGCCCGTGCCAATAATGGTGACATCATTGTCGGCAACCCAGAAGACATCGCAATGCTTCAGTATCAGAACCAAGGCGGTCTTCAGCTAACGGCTCAAGAGCTTGACCGACAGTCTCGCGAGCTAGGCATGGCGTTTCTGCTTGGGTCTGCTGGTGTTCGGGATTCCGAAAGAACGACCGCATACGAAATTCAACGCAATCAGGAAGAACTCGAAGGTGCGTTGGGCGGTGTCTACTCGCAGCTGAACCAGACCATGCAGTTCCAGCGTCTCAGCCGTCTGGTCTTCCAGATGCGAGCAAACGAACAGCTGCCGCAGTGGCCCGAAGGTATGATAGAGCCGACCATCCTCACCGGCCTCGAAGCACTTGGCCGCGAAGCTGATGTCAATCGAGTACAGGCCGCACTCCAGTTCTTGCAGGGGATGCCGCCGGAAGTTCTTAGCTACGTCAAATGGAACGAACTGCTTGGCAAAGCGTTCTACGGTTTGAACCTGCCTGACGCCGTCCGCACTGAACAAGAGATGCAAGAGCAGCAGCAACAGCAGCAAATGATGCAAGCTGGTGGTCAGGCGATGGCCGCTGGTGGTCAAGAGATGGCAACCCAAGCCGCCCAACAGATGATGGCGGCTGCACAGCAACAACCTGCAACAGAAGAAGGATAACCACATGGTCGATGAGACCGCAGAGGAACTGACCCCCGGTTCCGAAGAGTACAATCAGAAGATGGCAGAGCGGTTTAACAACCCAGAGATGCCGGAAGATGACGCTGAAGAAGTCCCACCGATTCCGCAGATGCCGGAAGGTGGGCAAGACAAATTCTACAACGCTGACACTGGTGCTTACGATTGGGAGTCTCATGCTAAAGAATTGCAATTCAACGCATCAGGTCGAACCAAGCCGGAAGCAGAAGATCAACCGGAACTCAAGCAACCGCAAATCGAACAGCCAGAAGCAGAACAGATCAACAGCATCGTCAACGCGGCTGGACTGGATGAGAAAGCCCTTCAGCAAAAGATACAGTCCGACGGAGACCTGACGGCAGAGGACTACGCCGCTCTTGCCAAAGTCGGTGTGCCGGAAGGGCTGGCTCGTACTTATGTCGAGAACCTGACATTCCGTATGCAAGCCGAACGTGCTTCTGCTTACGAGTATGCAGGTGGTGAAGAGAACTGGACCAAAATGTCCGAATGGGCATTAGAGAATATGACAGAGACAGAGGTGTCTGGTCTAAACCAGATGCTCGACGGGCCTGACTGGAAGCTGGCGATGGACGCGATGAAGGCTCGTATGGGTCCGACGCTTGTCGAGACAGAGCCTCAGTTTGTCAAAGGTGAGCCTGTGCGTGGCTCCAGCTTTGGCTATCGATCTAAGGCTGAAATGAAAGCCGACATGGCTTCTCCAGAATACACCTCGTCCCCTCAGTTCCGTCAGCAAGTCGCGCAGAAAATGCAATCTGCCACTTGGGATTTAGAAGACGCTGGGTAATTCCCCTGACTGTGCCACTCCCTCACAGTCACCAACTAGCAGAGACGGCTGTTAATTCAGTCGTCTCTGTTTTTTTCGACAGGGCTTCTGCCCAAGAAAATAACGACGACCCCGATACGTCGGATAATCAGAGTGAAATCGAACGGCGCAATGATCTTAAACCTTTGAACTAGGAGAAAATCTCATGGCAACAGGAGACGCTTCAAGTCCAGTTCGGTTTGGTAAGGGCGCTTCAAGTCCTGTCGATAATCGTGAGTTGTATCTTTCGATTTTCGGTGGAGAAGTCTTGACGGCGTTCGATTCCGCTACCGTCACTCTGGACAAACATTTCGTAAAAACCGTACCCGGTGGAGCCCGCAGCTATAGATTTCCAAAAACTTGGAAAGCTAGTGCTGAGTATCACACACCAGGCACGGAACTGCTTGGTAATGACCTCTCGACGAGTGAGCAGGTCATCACAGTGGATGACATCTTGGTCTCGCATTACGCAATCGCTGACCTTGATCGCATTCTCTCTCACTTCGACATGCGGTCGGTTATCTCGAAAGAGATGGGCCGTGCGCTTGCCAAGGTGTTCGATCAGAACGTGTTCCGTCAGCTGATTTTGGCGGCTAACACAGCGGCTGCTTCGCCGTTCCCCGGCGGCACTGTAACGACCGACACGGGCCTTGCGGCCTCTGGCGGCGTCTTCAGTGGCATCGATTACATCGAAGCTATCCGTACCGCAAACATTGGTCTCTTCAATAAAGACGTCCCCGAAGATATGCCGCGCTATGCTGCTGTCTCCGTCGAAGTCTTTGATGCGATCAAGTATGCAAAAGACGCGACGAACAACTACCTCGTACTCAACCGCGACTTCGGTCACGGCGGTGCTGGTGGTATCGACGCTCGCGCCGAAACGATGAACATCGACGGCGTAACTATCGTCAAGAGCCGGAACATTCCGACGACTGATGAGTCTTCAACCGCGACGGTCTTCTCGAAGTACCGTGCTGACTACAGCAACACCGCTGTAGTCATGTGGTGTCCGCAAGCGGTCGCTACCGTCAAGATGCTCGACATCTCGATGGAAACCGAGCGCGACGTGCGTCGTTTGGAAGACTTCATGGTCTCGAAAATGTTCGTAGGCCACGGCGTTCTTCGTCCCGAAATGGCTGTCGTGCTGAAGTCTGCATAACAGCTTGCTAAACGCAGAGGCCAGCCGTTCATTCGGTTGGCCTCTGTTTTTTTAATAAGGAGGTCACATGGGTTTAAGCACCCTCGAAGCCGTCAATATCATTCTTGATAGTATTGGCGAGACACCGGTTTCATCGCTGGACTCTGGCCTTCCTGACGCTGAAGCCGCTGAGACCAAGCTGAATGAAATTAACAAAACCGTTCAGGCAAAAGGCTGGCACCAGAACACTGAGAAGAATTTGAAGCTGACGCCCGACTCCAACAGTAACATCATTGTTCCCGCAACTTATCTTCGAATAGACACGACCGGCACATCCAAAAACGTAAACGTCACTCCTCGAACCTTTGATTCAAAATCGATGCTGTACGACGTAAAGAAGCAGTCCTACCTGTTCACAAATGATCTCTATTGTGACGTCGTTTTACTGCTCGAATACGGCGATCTGACGTTGGAGTTGTCGAACTACATCGCTTATCGAGCGGCACGGAAGTTCCAAGAAAGTCAGATGCAGTCCACTACGCTTGATAGTTTCACGGTCAGAGGTGAGATGGAAGCCTACGCGGCCCTGATGGACGCTGAGACCGAAAACGAAGACACGAACATTCTGACTGACAACGAACACTGCTGGTACACGACCAATCGCAACCACCGCATGATTGGCTTTTAGCTTGGGTACTCTCGTAGAGCAGTCCATCAAAACTCTGTACCAAGGAGTTTCACGACAGCCGGATTCTGTACGATTAGCTGGTCAGGTCGAAGAGGCGACTAATGTTCTTATGTCTGTCGTAACCGGTGGTTTTGAAACAAGGCCAGCAAGCCGTTACATTGCAGAAAATACTTTTATCACTGGCGCATCAGACAAACCGTTCGTCTACAGCTACGCCAGAGACACAGACGAGAAATATATTATCGTCATTCGAAATGGAGATTTGAAAATTTACGACACTGATGGTGTCGAAAAGACTTGTACATTTCCTGACGGCAAAACTTATTTGGTAGCGACCGATCCAAGCATTTCTTTCTCAGCAGTAACAATCGCTGATCGAACAATCATTGCATCAAACGCTGTAACACCGGCCTTGACCGCAAGCAGCTACGCAGAAAGTCCTTTTCGCGGATTGATTAACTGCCGCACGACTAACAATGCGACGGCGTACTCAATAAGCATCGACGGTTCAAGCGTCTGGACTTACAGCGGTTCTGCCAAATCAGCCACTGAAATAGCTGATGACATTGTCGCAAACATCTCGCTGCCAAGCGGTGTGACGATGACGCGGGATGATCTGACCTTAGTGCTGTCTAAATCAACGACTTTTACTCTAACGCAGACAGGTTCAGACGATGTCTACGGGCCTCTTGCGATCAGGCAATCAGTGCCAAAACGAACTTATCTTCCAGCGTCTGCGCCAGACGGCTATCTTGTAAAAGTGGGCGCAACTATCGACGGCAACGCCGCTGGCTACTGGTCTAAGTTTTCTACCTCAAGTGCCACCTGGACTGAGGCCGCAGACCCAGCAGCTGATAATGTGTTTACAGCATCGACTATGCCTCACTGGCTGACCCGTCAGGCTGACGGTACTTTCATATTCGAGCAGGGAACTTACGACGACCGGATTGCGGGTGACGCGGTGACTGCACCAAATCCCGAATTTGTCGGCTTCCCAATTCAGGACGTAGTCTTTCATAGAAACCGCCTAGCATTTATATCCGGCGAACACGTTACGTTTTCCCAAGCCGGAAAGTATTTTACTTTTTGGCCCGACTTTTCGACGCAGGTACTCGACAGTGACAGCTTTTCTGTTACGGCCTCTTCGTCTCAAGTGAACACGCTGTCAAATGCTCACGCTTTTCGCAAAGCGTTGTTTGTCTCCAGCGATAAGAACCAGTTCGAGGTATCTGGTGAAGAGGTCTTAACGCCTGAAAAGGCTTCTATCGACCTGACAACGACGTATCTGTCGGAGCCTAATTGCAGACCGTTTAACCTTGGCAACACGCTATACTTTGCTGCTAAAAGCGGCAGAGACGCTGTGGTCTATGAATACCAATACTCAGACGACACCTTGTCAAACCGAGCGTCTGACATCACGCTCCACGCGCTCGGGTATGTACCCGCGCCTGTTGTAAAAATGACCGGTGATCCATCGTCGGACATGTTGTTCCTCATCAGCAACACAGATCGTAGCCGAGTTTATCTGTACCGCATGTACATCGATGGCGAACAAAAGGCCCAGAGTGCTTGGCACTGCTGGGACTACGGCGATGCAACGGTCCACATTCACTGGATCGAGGTCATCGAGGGCGATCTCTATATGCTTATAACAAGAGGCTCCAACACGTTCTTGGAACGCTCCGTTCTCCGCTACGAAACCTCAGACCAAAAACATCCCTTCCCCGTCGCTCTCGATCAGCAAAAGAACATCACCGGCAGCTTCGACGCTGCTACAGGTCTAACGACATGGACCGCGCCGTACCTCCACGGTTCGGCAGCGTCGGTTGTCCTATCGACTGATTTCCCGACGGGTCAGGCTGGCGAGCGGTTGACTGTGAGCTTCCCAACGACCACGACAATTACAGCGGTCGGGGACTTCAGTGCTGGTGAAGCAATCGTCGGTATACCCTTCACGCAGACAGTCCAGCTGTCAAAAATCTATGTTCGGGAAGCTGCCAATCAGTCCAAAACGATTACCACTGGGCGTTACCAGCTGCGCCGCATACAGGTAAATTATAAGGACACAGGCAATTTTAACGTCGCTGTTACCCCTCGTTTCCGAGACCCTATGACTTTTAATTTCAGCGGTCGGATCGTCGGAGCAGGGGAAAACATAATTGGTTCAGCAGCGATATCAGGCGTTGGCACTTTCAAGATACCTGTCCAAACCGATGCCGCTACTGCTGTTATCGAAATTACAAACAATACGGAGAAACCGATGACGATCACGTCTATGGATTTCATCGGGTTCTTTAACGAATTAACGAGGGCCGAATAATGTGCGATCCAGTATCGATTGGCCTTGCCGTCGCCTCTGCCGCTGCGAGCGCCGTTATGGCAAGTCAGCAAGCATCAGCGCAGGAAAAGATTGCCAACGAACAGGCACAAGCGTCGTACAAAGCGGCTGAACAACGGATCAACGCTGAGTACGCCGAAGCAAACCGTCAGATTTCTGAAGTCCAGGGACAAGAGGTCGAAGAAGCGTCTGACCTTATTCGCGCTGCCAACGAGCAGCTAGGCACTTTGAGAGCCGCTGAGACCGCCTTGTCTGACGCCTCGTTGGGCAACCTGTATTTCGAAAACTACTACACCAACTCTGTCGATCTCCAGCGCCTCGATGAAAACACCGAGAAACAAATAGCTGCTGGTGAGGCCAACAAAGGCGCAGCGCAGCAGAACTATTTGAACACGACTAACGCTGCAAAGAACCAAGCACAAAACGTAATGATGCAGACCAGTGCATCTCGTAACTCAGCGATGCTTCAGATTGGCACGTCTGCCGCTAGTGCCGGTGCTGGTGCTTACAGGCAGCAAAAACTCATTACAGCAATTAAGGACGAGTAGATTATGGTCCAATACAGGCGGTCAAACAGTACGCTCCCGACGACCACACAATCCAGAGTCCGAGCAGCTGGACCGACGCCTCACGCTATTCCGAATTTCCGAGGTGAGATGGATGGCATCAATCCGATGGCTGGAGATATGACCGCCGCATTCTCCAAGTTCTTCGGATCGCTTAATCAGTCTGCTCAGTCGGTGATTGAAACAAACAGGGACATTGAAAAACAGCGTGAAAAAGATATCAACCGCGCTGCCCAGACAGAGGCCGTTGCGGCTGCTCAACGCACATATGAAGACCCACACAACAAAGACAAATCAGCAACTGACTTATTGAACCTGAGTCCGGCACAGTTCACTTACAAAGGTGAAACAATACAAACAGCTGATCGCCGTTCGTACTCGGAGGCTTTTAGTAAAACGCTTGGCTCTCTTACAGGAACCCGCGCTTACTACAAGTTCGCTGATGAAATTGCTGATAACAAAATACTGCCTGAAAATGCTGACGCATACTCTGCTCAGTTTTGGCAAAATAATTTTGGAGAAGGAACCGGCAACGCTTACCATGACGCTTATGCTCAAAAAGTGTGGACCGACAATGTCCAAAACTGGCGACATGAAAATAGCAAAGCTATCAACAAGAGGGCGCTTGAGAAACTTCAGACAGCCACAGACCAGAATGTTTACGAGAGGTTTACTAAGCCGGACTGGGGCCAGTGGGACTATTTGGTATCTCTGAGCGAGGTGGGAGATTCTTTTCCCCATCTGACAGTAGGACAAAGAGCGGCTTATGTCGTAGGAAAGATGAAAGAAGCAGCTGTAAAAAGCCCAGCAGGTGCTATGCGTATGTCCAACTGGTTATATGAAAGGCCGCTAGACCCCGAAACTGGCGTCGAGCAGGGTCAAAGTTTTGCGGAACGGTTTCCCGAAGAAGCGGCAAAATTACAAAACGACCTTCGAAAAGAGTCATCAGAGTATTTCACACTTGCAGGTCAGGAAAAAGTTCAAGCCGCAACTTCTCAACTTGCAGCAATCGAAGCGTTACCTGCAATTACTCCAGCGGATATGCAAAAGATACAACTGTCTCTAATCGATATGGGAATGACTATTGCAAAGCTGCAAAATACACCCGGCACCAGTAGTAAACTGGTTGCTGAATTAAAACAAAAATACATTACGGCTGCTACAAAGTTTAAGAAGAAACAAATAGGCGTAAACCAAGTTATTGCCGCCACCAATGCAACAACCAACGCAGCGCCGCCGACGTCTTCATCTGACTCTTCTGGCACTCCAGCCGAACGTCTAACCACCCAATTGCAAAATTCAACGATACCAAACGGTCACGTTATGCAGACGCGCGAAGAACTAGAAAAAAATTTTACCACTCTTTATCATCGGTTTGATTGGCAAACGAACTCAAAAGCCGCTATAGATTTAGCCGTCCGTGTCCGTAAATTATATACAGCCAATAATGGTTTTATAGGAAAAGCCCTTGTAACAGGCGTTCTCGACGGTCTTCACTCAGCAGACGTAAACGTCGTTACGAATACGATTTCTCTTCTCGGCGGTATTGATCCAGATAGAAATTTCTTCGCAGCTGCTCATCTAAAAAATGATCCAATGGCTTTGATAAAGTACCAAATGTACATGGCTCCGGGGGCCAATATACAACAGCATCATGCCTTGTTTAATTCTCCTGAATTTCGCGCTGCTCTGAATGCCGTTGATTTCAACTTAATTGTGACTGACGGTGCCGAGGACGTTGAAAAAAAAGATATGCCGAAACTTATTGAAACAGACTTTTATGGAGAAGGAGGCGAAGGAGAAAGCATAGCCGAGCGGGTGATGGGGACCGACGACTGGTGGGGCGAAAGGCCCACGCTTGATCCAGAAGTCCGCAAATATGCACTTGTGATTGCCAAAGTAGAGGCTGCTAAATACGCAACAACAACCGGCGGCACGATCCCATTAAACACTTTGAAAGACAGAGTGGCAGAAGCTCTTCGTCCAGTCGTTGTGCCGGGAGACAATGATCTCATTTCGTTTGAGAGAGACTTACCAGTTGGCGACGGCTCAACAGACGAAAAAGGTCGAATAAAAATTAAATATGGTAGGGCTGTTGTTAATCCTGAAGGCAAGGTTGAAGACACAGTTCAGAACGTCTCTGATGCTGTAAAAGAAATCATGGGTACAGGTATCATAGGACTTGCCCGTAAAGATTTTTCAACCGACTGGGATTTAATGACAAGAAGCGTAGGACGTCTCAATGACAGCCCTGCTCGAATGGTCTTTGACAGAAAAACAGGCACGCCTGTTACTCTTCCCATTAACCAAGAGTTTGAAACACAGGACGTCTACAACAACGAGCAACGGTACAGCAGATGGGGAGCCTTGAACCCCTTTGGAGACGCTTTCTCTAACCGAGACGTTAAGTTCACTGGCGACGTTGAAAAAGACAAAGCCATCGCCAGCCGGTTTCTTCACCCCTCTATTGCACTCCATCCCATTCGCCAGATTGGCGATAAAGAAGGGCCAATTATCGGATATCAGATGTCAATCATGCCTTACTACAAAGACTTGTCAGACAAATATCAGGACGCCGAAGCTCTGAAGAATTTAATGAAATCAGTCGGGCCTATCGTCGAAAAAAAAATACCTACCCAACTACAACGTAAACTGCTTGATCCTTCTGTTCCTGAGTTTGTTAAAATTGGCGCTATGGGGGGCATGTAAAATGGGTATGAACCTTTTTCAACTTCAAAAGGATCACCCTCTGGACCTCTCTAAATTAGAACATATTACAGACCCAGATCAGTATGACGCTGTCATACATGAGGCCATCCGCAATCAGCTGAAATCTGGCGGACTAATATCACCCACCGATGGAATTACTAACTTTCAACTTGAGAAGCCAGACACGCCGTCTTGGCTGGGAGATATGATGAATAGAGTTCTTAAAGATAACCCCGATGCATTGGACGATCCCGGCAGTCGTGACACTTATCTACAGCGTCGTTTTGAGTTCATATCGTCACATGAGGGTTGGAGGGAGAATACTTATCGTGACTCTCGAAACCTTAGAACTGTGGGATATGGGTTTAATCTGGAAGAGCCGACTAACCGCAATCTGTTCAAAACATCATTAGGCAAGACTGACGAAGATTTTGATAAACTCAGAAACGGCGAAACCAGTCTTTCAAAACGAGAAGGAAGAATTTTGTTTGAAGCATCCGCTGGGGCCGCTGAACAAAAAATCTCAAACACTTTTAAGGATTCTAATTTGAAAGGTTACGAGCGGTTGGCGCTTGTTTCCCTAGCTTACAACCACCCTGCGCTTATTGGTCCTAACCTGACAAAATATGTCAACACGGGAGATAAAGAAGCCGTGCTGGACGAGATTAGAAACAGGTCTAACCTGCATAAATCCAAGGGGATTTCAAATCGTAGAGACCTTGAAGCGCGTATGTTTAGCGGTATGGACCCTGACGATGTCGAAGATTCTAATTGGTCTCTCGCCTCTATGCTTGGAATCAGCAGCGCAGAAGCATCGACAATGAAATCTTCTGACCAACTTATCGAACAAGGTCGTGGTCTAAATGTACAGCAAACCCAAGTTTCCGACAGAAGCATGCCGCGACCAAAAAGAAAACCAGACGCGCCGAAAGAACCTGAAAAAACAGGTAGCTGGTTAGCTGGTATATTGCCAGCAGCGGTGCGTAGTTTCGCAAATGATATGATGGGCCGCAGTCTCGAAGACACTCGGAACGAAGACTGGCTCAGTCAAGGCGAGCAAACTGCTCTACGGGAAGTCACTCTCAGAAAGATAATGGCAACGGGCAAGAAGTCCGGTGCCGTTGATTATGAGGAATTTGAGGGAGGTATTAAAGATGTTGCGTGGAACAATCAGCAAGAGGCGTCGGGGATTGTAAAACGTCTTTTTACCGACGATCAATTTTCAGTCAAATATACTCTCGGTGCGTACAACTACCGGATCGATGATCGAGGTCATTTAATAATTACCGATCAATACAACTGGAATGATGCAAAACGTCTGCAAAAACAGAATCCGTCTTTTTCAGATAAGGTTAATAACCTACAAGAATATCAAAAAAACCCTCAAGTAAATTCTTATGGAATGATGCGTCGAATAGGTGCCTTGTTTGGCAGTGTACAAGGCAAAGGCCCGAAATGGGAAATGGACCTTGGCCCAGTGTCTGACCAGCGGTTCAAAGCGGCTTCTCGATGACAGAGATT